ATTTAATCCTCAAGGTGTAATGCCTGGAGCCGATTTACCTAGTGGGGAATTAGGAATGGATCAAATAATGGGATTAATGAATAAATAAAAATGGCAATTGAAATAGGAAATATCCCAGCTTTTGATCAAAACCCCGTAGTAGGGATTGGGTTATCTGTGCCTTTCCAATCAAATGCTGTTTCAGGTTCTGATTCTCTTTTTAACATAAATTACACTACAGCTGAACAGATAAAGTTTAATATAATTAATTATTTTTTAACTAGTAAAGGGGAAAGGGTGTTTAATCCTACTTTAGGTAGTAATATACGTGAGTATGTGTTTGAACCTAATGATCCTTCTACACTTGAAATTCTTAAAAAAGATATTAAAGAAAATATAACTTTAATTTTTCCTATGGTAACTCTAAAAGAAATAAAAGTATTTTCAGATACTGATAATTTTAGTATTACAGTTCAAATTTTTTATTCTGTATTTTCAAGTTTAAATGAGTTTGTAGAATTTAACATGCCCCTATAATGCCCTATCCTCTAATAACAAATAATAACGGAGTTAATAGAAATATTGAATATATTAATAGAGATTTCTCTGAAATGAGATCTACTCTAATTAATTTTTCTAAAACCTATTTTCCAAATACCTTTACTGACTTCAATGCCACATCCCCTGGCATGATGTTTATTGAGATGGCTTCTTATGTAGGGGATGTTATGGCATTCTATACTGACAACCAAATTCAGGAAAATTTTGTTCAATACTCTAAACAAATTAATAATTTATATGATATAGCATATATGTTTGGGTATAAACCTTCAGTTACCTCAGCAGCATCGACTCAATTAGAAATTTTTCAAACTGTACCAGCTATTTCATCTGGGGGAGAATATGTTCCGGATTTTGATTATGCTTTAATTATTGGTGAAAATTCTCCTGTTACGGGAACATCTGGGGTGCCTTTTCTTTTACAAAATAGAATTGATTTTAGTCAATCTAGCTCACTAGACCCTACTACAGTATCAATATATGAGGTATCAGGAGGTAATCCTGTTTCATTTTTACTTAAAAAACAAGCCCAGGCAATCTCAGCTACTATTAATAGTACAACTGTGTCTATAGGAGACCCAAAACAATTTGAAACTTTTAATGTTACTACTTCTCAACCTTTAGGGATTTTAGATGTCATAGATAGTGATGGTGGGGAATGGGTTGAGGTAGATTATTTAGCTCAAGAAACGGTATTTGAAACTATACAAAATACTAATCCTTTTGGGCCTGACCCTAATACTGAAAGTGAGTCTGGTGAGGTTCCCTCACTTTTAAGACTTAAAAAAGTTCCTAAAAGATTTGTTTCTAGATTTATAAGTAGTAATAATTTAAATAGTGGTTCTGCTACTTTACAATTACAATTTGGAGCAGGAACTACTAATGATTTTGATGAACAGATAATACCTAATCCTGATAATGTAGGTATAGGTTTACCATTTGGTCAAAATAAATTAACAACTGCTTATTCTCCTACTAATTTTATGTTTGATAAAACATATGGTATTGCTCCCTCTAATACTACTTTAACAATAAGATACTTAACTGGAGGGGGTGTAGGATCTAATATTCCTGCTAATACTTTAAATTCTATAAGCACTACAGGTAATGTTTTATTTTCTACAGATAATTTAAATAGTACTTTAGCTCAATCAACTTTTAATTCATTAACTGTAAATAATCCAAATCCTGCTACTGGAGGTGGAAATGGAGATTCGACTGAAGATATAAGATTAAATTCAATGGCAAGTTATGCTTCCCAACTTCGAGCTGTAACCCAAGAAGATTATTTAGTAAGAGCTTATAGTTTACCCTCTCAGTTTGGTTCTATTGCAAAAATATATACTGAATCTCCAAAATTAGAAAACACATTGCCTGGGGAAGGTAATTCTGTTTTAGATCTATATGTGTTAGCTTATAATAATAGTAACCAATTAGTAAATGCTAGTAGTGCTTTAAAACAAAATTTGTCTACTTATTTATCTCAATATAGAATGATTAATGATTCTATTAGCATAAAAGATGCTTTTATTATTAACATAGGAGTTAATTTTGAAATTGTAGTATTACCTAATTTTAATAGTAATCAAGTCCTTACATCATGTATATCAAATCTGCAATCTTATTTTAGTATAAATAATATGCAAATTAACCAACCCATTTTAATAAATGAATTATATTTATTACTTAATTCTGTAGAAGGGGTGCAAAATGTAAAAGATATATATTTTACTAATAAAGTAGGAGAAAGTTTAAATTATTCAAAATATGCTTATGATATAGATGGAGCAACTCAAAATGGTGTAGTTTACCCTTCTCAAGATCCTTCTATTTTTGAAGTTAAATTTCCTAACACTGATATAAAAGGTAGAGTAGTACCCCTTTAAAATAAATAATTATGGCTAAAGATCCCAAAAATTCTCATTTAATAAATTCTTTTGATAAAACTAATTTAGATCTTGAAAATCCTTCACCTTTAGGAGGACCTAATAGAACCAATTCTGAAAATATTGGAAGTGGGCAATATACTAATGTTAATTACACATCTGGGGGAGCTATAAATACTGTTACATTACAACAATGGACACCCAATAAAACTTATTTAGATAGTTTTAAACTAAAATAATAAAAAATGGCAGTATACAAATTATTTCCTGAAAAAGATGCTTCTATATATTCTCAATTTCCTCTATTAAACACAGGAATTGATGAAATTTTAGATGTATCTACTTTTTTTACTTCTGCTAATCCTCAAGTAAGTAGATTTTTAGTTAAATTTTCCCAATCGGAAATAGAAGATGTATTAACTAATAAAATAGGAACATCTTCATTTCAATCTAACTTTAAAACTTATATAGCGAATATAACGGGTTTAAATTCTACTACTACTTTAGAAGTATATCCTGTATCGGGTTCATGGAATATGGGAACTGGGAGGTATTCTAGTGTACCTCAAACTCAAAATGGAGTATGTTGGACTTCTAAATTAAGTGCTAATGATGGAAATTGGTCTACTTCATTTCCTCCTCGAGTAACTGGATCTTTTCAATCCATTAATCCAGGAGGAGGAACTTGGTATACAGGGTCTAGTTTAGGTTTAAATGTTACTCAATCTCAAGAATTAAGTTATTCAAGTAATAAAGATTTAAATGTAAATGTAACTAATACAGTTTTAACTTGGTATAGTGGATCTAATGCCTTAGGGGGATTTTTAAATGATGGGTTTCTTGTTAAGCAAAGTGATAGTGATGAGTTTATAGCGAATAGGAATTATGTTACTACTGTAAAATATTTTTCTATAGATACTCATACAATATACCCTCCTGAGCTTGAAATGCAATGGAGAGATTTTGATTTTAATACTGGGTCTTCAACTAATACTATTATTGATACTACTCAAATGGTAGCTTCCTTAGGTAATAACCCAGGAACTTTTAACAGAGGAAGTATTGAAAAATTTAGAATAAATTGCAGACCTCAATTCCCAGAAAGAGTATTTCAAACTGCATCTTTATATTCTATTAATCATTATTTACCTACATCTTCTTTTTATGCTATAAAAGATTTAGATACTAATGAGTTTGTAATAGATTTTAATACTGATTATACTCAAATAAGTGCTGATAGTGAAAGTAGTTATTTTACTTTGTATATGAATGGGTTAGAACCTGAGAGATATTATCAAATTTTAATTAAAACCATTTTAGGTGGAGAAACACTTATATTAAATGATAACTATTATTTTAAAGTAATAAATGGATAATTCTCTTAAACCATATGATTCTGGGAGTGAGTTAAAATTATCTAAAAAACTTTATGATAAGCCTGCTTACTTAAATGTTATTAACACCCAATTTACTGAATTAGTTCCCCCAACCCCTCCAGTTGAGGAACCTATTAGTGTAGATGAATTTTTTGTATTATATAATGCTTTATTTTATGAAATACCTAAAGAAGGTGAAGTTAATTCCCATCAATTTTTAATAAAAAATAGTGTTGAATATGTAGGTTCTCAATCTACATCAAATGACTTACAAGCTTTATTAAATGAAATAACTTCATTAAGAGAAGAAAATTTAACACTACAACAGAATATAGTAGACTTAACAATATCAACAGATGATAACACTAACTCCATTAAATAACCCAGAAGGAGCCACTCAACAAGAATATAATACTTCTCAAGAAGTACTTATTCCGGCAATTAATTCTGCTTCAGAATTTAATCCTGTAACTGATCAGGTTATTTTTTCTGTGGAAACTGTTAATGGTGATTTATTATCAAGTGGAAAAGTTTCTAATTTTAGTATTAGAAATTATGAAAATGCTTTAGATGAAAAAAATATATCTTCTGTAGTAGTCTTCCCAGTTAAAGATATTGAAAAGGCAGGATATAATGAAGGGGTTTATAATGTATACTACAATTTTTATCAAACCACTTTAAAATCAGATGAATATAATTATTTTATTCAAACTATATCTCCTAGTAGAACAGAAATAAGATTATCAGTAAATAATGTTCCAAATGAAGAAGTAGAAGAATTAGTCCAAAATTTTAGTTCTTCACTAGAAGTAGAAGGATTATTTAAAGATTTTTATATTGAAGTTAATAATTCTTATTATATAGCTAATAATATTTTATTAGACACTACTACTGAAGAATTTAGCATTTTAATAAAATTATATCAACCTTTACCTAATTCTATTAGTGTAGATAATCAACTTAAAGTAGTATTTGAGTCTGCAGAAACTGTAGGGTTTAATTTAGTATTACCTTCTACACCTATTATTATTGAAGAAGATATTCAACAGATAAAAGGTCCTAATTTTAGCTACCAACTATCAGATGAAATTAACAATTCTACTATTGAACAAGATTTTACTTCTTTAGAACAAAATACTCAGTTAACTTCATCATATAATGAATTACAAAATATCCTTAATCAAAAGGGTATAACGGTTAATATTGATTATGCTAATTTTGATAATTTCATTCAATTTAGTTCAGCTTATCAAAGGTTAGTAAATTTTTACTATAAAGTAGGACAAATTGAATCTTTTCAAAACAGTATAAATACTTTAACAGGAGTATCTTCTCCTGGGAGTAATGTATCTTCTTCTTTAGGGATATACCAAAACCAAATTACAGATGTAATTGAAAATTTTGATGGGTATGAAAATTATCTTTACTATACCTCAGGGGCTTTAGCTTATCCTAAATCAAATACTACCCAACCTTATAGTCTTCAATCTACGGGAAGCACTGAGGTATTAAATTGGTTGGGAAGTGATAATGAATCTTCTGTATATTATGGGGGTAGGTTATATACTTCTTCATTTTATGATGATGAAAATCAAGATAATTTATGTAATACTATTCCTACTTATTTAAAAGAAGACCCAGCAAATGCCGGGTATGAATTATTTTTAAATATGATAGGTCAACATTTTGATATATTATATTCTTACATAAACACTTTAACTGATAGATTTAATACTGATAATAGATTAGATTATGGTATTTCTAAAGATTTAGTAGCTGATGCTCTAAGAGGGGCAGGATTAAAACTATATCAGAATAATTTTTCATCAGATGATTTATATTCTGCTTTATTAGGTATTAATGCTTCTGGAAGTTTACTTCCCCCTACGGGTTCAGAAGTAATTACTAATTATATCACCGCTTCTAATGATGCTTATCCTTTAGAAGATATAAATAAATCTACATACAAACGTCTATATCATAATTTACCTTATCTTTTAAATAAAAAAGGTACTGTAGCTGGTTTAAGAGCTCTTATAAATTGTTTTGGTATTCCTGACACAATTTTGAGAATATCT